ATAACTATGGTATCAGCTTAATACCATCATACATCGATAAAATTCAACACCTCGAAGAGGAAAATAATAGATTAAGGAGTGCCAATGGATTAGGTTCTGTGAGTAATCAATTGAACCAAATAAGTGGCAAGGTTGATTTATTAATTTCTCAGCAAAAAGAGGGGTGGGCTCACGATAGATTCGTTGTACTTCATAACCAATTAGATCATTTAACTTCTCAGCAACGAGAGGGATGGGCACATGACCGCTTCGAAGCTCTTATCGGCAGTTTGAATGATTTAAACAACAGCCAAAGTGGGTTACTGAAAAGAATCTCCAGCACGCTTAAACGTCTAGTTAGATAAAATCTTCAACGGGCTATAACGGCCCGTTTTATTTTTCATAAGATCAAGGTTTTTCAGGCCATTTGATATCTGGTGCAGTAGATGTATCCACGCGATTCAGAAGCACCCGATACTTTTTCCAAGCAGCGAGTCGCGTCTTCTCATCATCCGTTGCCATATCCAGATCAACGGCATCCTGAAGGATTGAAATCGTCTGGCTGGCTTCTGAAATGAGATTTGCCTTTTGTTGCTCTGCCTGAGCTATAAGTTCTCCCTTCGGAACTTCGGGTGTAGGAGGGGGAGTGAAAAAACCTTCACTGTAAGTCCAGCCTATACCTGCGCCACTGCCATTAATTTTTATAGCAGTAGACCCATCTGGCGGATTCCATTCGGAACCTCCATCCCATAAAACCACGTTAGTAATTTTTCCATCAATATTTATTACCGCGTAATCATTTACATCCATCAGGAATACTCCCATACAATTACCATGCCTGGATTGCCGGTTTTACCCGTATAACTTGTTCCAGCTGAGGCATAGTATCCATCAGCACCTCTACCTTGCCATCCTCCCGGGAACGGGGAATTTGGTGCAGAGAATCCGCAAGCAGTTCCCGCTGTTACCTGAATTACTGGAGATGACAGTGTCTCGCCCTGAGAAGACGAAAGAATGAAGCCCGTAGATGTATTTACGGCGCCGGTACGGTGATAAGCCGAACCAGCGACGCCAGCGCCCGCTGATGACAATGTCCCGTCGGAAGGATTGCCGCCGTCGAGTGACATGTAAGGGCCGAAATATGTTGCTCCGCCGTAATTGCCCGCCGTCCCGCCGGAACCTACAGTCACAGTAAGCGGCGTTGAAATAGCACTGATATCAAATCGGGATTTATTGTACTGACCGTGATAACCCGGTGTAGAACCACCTGTTTGTCCGCTGGCAGTTGATCCAGAACGACTCCCACCACCGCCAGAAATTGCTTCGACAATAATTTTTTTGGTTCCCGGTGTTGGTGTGTATTGCCCGTTATTGACAAATATCTGGATATTAAGAAGTCGACCTGTGCCAACCAAGGTTTTGATTGCAGCCGTAAGCTGCGAATTAGTGTTTTTGTTTAATGTAAGGCCTGCTGATTCAATTACCCCTGCCAATTCCTCCTGTAAGGTATCGAAATAATCCGCATCAAGTGCTGTAGGAAGTAATCCAGTTTGCGGGTTACCCCCCGTAAAACCGTTTTTACCCTTACCAAATTTGTCAACCTGCGCGGTAGATGTATCTATACGATGCATTAGTTACTCCGTGTATAAAAAAATTAAGAAGGTGTGAGATGGAGCCAACTTATTAAGCACGCACTCAACAACTGTTTCACCCCAAGTCCTAATTGAATCTGTGCAGTTACTGATGCATGTCATTGGGCTTATTTGTGCCGATTCAGGAATATTTACGCGCCAGTAATAGCGCCATTCATCACTATATAAAGAGTCTGTACAGGCAGAATTACAGGTAAAACTGCTTTTCAAATATCTTGTTATAGTTGCATTGGTATATCCAAGTGCATCAAGTTGTGCTCGATAAAAAGATTCGTTTATTCCACCAGCAAGGTTTATCTTCGCATCGAGCCTCTGCCGACGTTGCTGAAGCGTTTGAGTGCCCTCGGGGGCGCAAACATCTGGAAGCCCTGAAATTTGCTCGTAGCGGTCTATCAACTCGGTAACAGACCGAGGATCAATCTCTAGCATCAACTCCTCACCGCGTGCGTGAGTGCGAGAAAGAACTGGCGCAAATCCCATTAGCAAAGGGTCGCTTGCATCCCATGCTGGTCCGCGTGGTAACAACGCACCAAGCATTTGTTCATACTGCGCTGTCAGGTCCATGTGAAGTCCCCTATTACCCCAACTTCGCCTTTTGCGATTGGCACCTCATCTGTCGGACTGACAAGAACGTGACTATATTCGCCTGTCGCTAGACTAATAGCCTCGCTGATTCGGGAAGGCTTCAGCGCCCCTTCGGGCACGCCATCGCGCAGATTCATCGCTCTGATCTCCGCTTCAACGGCCAGCCTGATTTCTTCTGTGTCTGGTGTCAGTCGGATGTGATAATCTACGACATGCGGGGTCGCCGCGAATGCATAAACATCTGCGCCGGCTATCGGTGCCAGCGGTTCAATATGTGCCTGAACAGCGGCCACAACAGCTGTATCCGGAATCGGGTTGTAAAGGTCGCTGTTTGCCAGCATGACGCCCACCGTGCCGCGACCTGACCAGTGCCGGTAAGTCCATGCGCGGGTTACGCCTGATACCTCTTTCGCCCATACCTCATAATCGGCGTCTGCTCCACCCTGTGGTGTGTAATACCAGCGCTCAATGATTCTTGCGCGCCATACCTCAAGGTCTTCAATATCGGTACCACCCTGGATGGTGTCCGCCACTCCAGCCGAAGCCAGACCTGTTACCGGACTGGTGAGGCGCATTGTGATGCCGTCATCCGTATTTCCAGTGAACCCTGCCGTATCACAGGTGACAGGCACGCGAAGCACGCCGCCAGAAGGCGTAGCGCTGGCTGTTGTGGTGAATGACACAAGATCGTCGCGTTGGATGGTCACCCCTGCATCAATACCGGTAGTGCCCGTCACGCCGTCCCAGCGAACATAGCCGCTCGCAGACGTTGCTGCCTTACGCGGGGCGCGCTTCATATTCCCGTGTCGGATGAGCCAGTCTTCGTCCGCAAGGTCAGGAAGGAGATTCCGGGCGAGATAATCTATGTAGCCATATACGGTATGAACCGATGCCGCCAGAACGCGGCTGTACACCTCGGCGTCAGTCCGGCGCAATTCAGCCAGCGTTGAATCAGCCGCCAGGCGGGTAAGAATATCACTCCGTACTGCGGTGATCAGCTGCGAAAGTGTCGGGCGGGAAAATCCGCTGTCAGCCATTGAGTTCACTCCATAAATCATCAAAGGAAAGCGTCAGGGTTGTGCCGTCCTGTTTCTTTATAACCGTGGAAGCTGACATTGCATTGATGCCGAGCCTTTGCGCTGTCACATCTACCCGCGCGGCCACGCCATCAGCCGTCAGCCACTGCAGAGCTTCTGTGATGTACTCACGAGCTTTCAGCGGCGTCTTGTTGGTCAGTTTTGAGCGCTTAAGTAAGTAAAGGCGTGAACCGATTCGGTCATTCTGGACGGTTGGGTACGTGTCACCCCACCAGCCATTGACCTCTTCAGGCGCATCGTCTTTGCCTGCTTTTCTCCAGGTGAAAAGTGAGATGACCACCGCGCGGGTGAGCGGGTCGGTTAGTTCGTAAACCGCCTGCTGCTTACCGTTTATCGTAAGGATCATGAGCCGCCCATCTGTTGCAAGGTTGCATCCGTTGTGCCGCCACCATCGCCGTTTTCTTTATGCTTATGACCGTTGTAGGTCACACGCATCTGGTACATAGAAACGCCACCAGAATCACAGTTGTCGGTGATATTTCCGGTGGCCTCAATGTCCATTTCGAAACGGGCTTTAGGGGCATTTTTGAGGGTGATAAGTTTCCCGCCACCATCAACAACAATTCCTGTCCGGGTGAGGGTTACTGACTTGGCTTCGTCGTCATAAATGGCAACCTCACCGCCCTTTAACCCTTTGAGGCGGTAGCGACGATCCGCCACCACCAGCACGACACCATGAGAGCGATCACCATCAAAGTAAGCCGCAACGGCCTCCGCGCCGCTCAGTGCTGCTGACGTAAAGCCATAGGGCTCAAGATGTTCGATATCGCTTTTACCCTCGTCGCCCGGCATGCTGATTCCCAGCATCTGGCATTTACTGGAAGTGTCGATACCGCGTAATACCGCGCGGGCGAGAACGTTTGAAATAGCGCGATTGAGCGCATCAAGTGGACCAGCCATCAGAAATCATCCTCCGCTGCAGCTTTTTTCTTACGCTTGCCGGGCTTGGCAGGCTCGGGTAAATAAGCATCTGCTGGGCCAACGCGGAGTTCACTGATAGCGCCGTTTTCATCCTGCTGATAGGTCACTTCGGCGATCACCATTTCACGGTTATCAAACCCCAGAACAGGATCGAATACGTTCACCAGCATGTTGGGCTGCCACAACTTACCGTCTCCCTGATGCCACCCCTGAACGGTGTAAGTCACCTCGTCAGTTTTGGCAGCGCGCTGGCGCATTTCAAAATCGCTGCGCTCTGCGCAAGTTGCTGACGTGGCATTACCAGTCTGTCTGACCAGCAGCGGCCTGTAACGTGCAATGCCTGTATCTGTTGCCGTACCGCGAATAGCTGTTGTGGTTGCTTCGCCAAAATCATTGTTGTTTCCGGCGCGCATGCCTGATACCTGATAACTACTGAAGCGGTCTTTAATACTCTGCTCACTGTCACAGGTCAGAATGTTTTCCCCCAGCACTAGCGCGGTGGTTGCTTTGACGGTACCGATCCCGCCAATGACTAAATCACCCGCTGCGTTGTCATAGGCCAGCGCCTGCTGCAGGCCGAGCATCTTATTCAGCACATCCATAACGGAAGATCG